ACCGTGTTGAGTTCAACCAGATTCAGAAGTGGAAGGCTCTTGGCTATCAATCCAAGTCATCCATGGTTCTGTCTCGCTATTCCCATCGCGTCTATACTCGTCATGCAATCTGAGTTCGACTATGTGATCGAGCAACTCGATTACGCAAAGGAACAGCTAGCAATGGCTGATGACCTGTACTCAAAGGATGTATGGGGCAGCCGTTGTGATCAGCTGGAGTCTACCTTGTCAGACATGCTGGGTAGTCTTAACATCCTGTGACACATGCCCAACACCAGCCTGGGCTTGGATGCTGGATCCCATCGCTTTCCACTCATGACCGAACAACAAGAAGCACAGTTTCGGAACTTTCATCGCGTACATCCTCACGTGTATGAACAGCTCAAGACTCTTGCTTTTCGCTTGAAGAACGTAGGTGTTCAATCCTACGGCATGAAAGCTTTGTTTGAGATTCTCCGCTTCAATGCATTGCTTAGTGTTGATAACAACTTTGAGTTGAACAACAACTATGCACCATTGTATGCTAGACTCTTAATGAAGCAAGAGGAAGAGCTTCAAGGGTTCTTTAAGATCCGCGCATTACGATGAAACGCAAACAAATCTCATTCACTGAGGTTGAGTTGAACATTCTTTTGGATGCTCTTCGCAATCAATGGTGGGCAAGGTACAACCCCAAGGTTGAGACCACTGTAGAGATCCACCACAACATTCTTGACCGTATCATCACTGCACAGGCACAACTTGGCAACCAAACCGAAACCGATTCCTAACTCAATCATCACTCCTATCGTTGGTATGATGATTAGTTTGCTGTTCTTATCTGGGGTTGCTTACCTCGTTGATCAGAACAAGTATGCACCAGCAACTAAGTCCTTTCGATTAGTGTAGCTATGTCTCGACCTGATCCCTTTGGTAATCGCATTGATGAAGTCATGGAGTGGGATGCCACTGATGACTTAACTGAGTACACCATAAAGGATGGTTTTGCAGCGGCTGCCACATGGGATCTACCTGAGGCATTCGTCTGCATTGTCCGTTCTGAAGGCAAGAATGGTAAGATCACTGAGAAGGCATATCGTTCACCAGCTGCAGCACACAAACACCTGCTCAAGCTGATGGATGATGATGTTGAGGAGATCACCGTTCTCACGGATGACACCATTTCCATGCCACTTCTTCCATGAACTACCTTGACCTTGCTGACGCCCTGTGTGATGCAGGGTATGATATTGACTACGACACAGGACACATTGGCTATCGTGCCATTGGTTCTACTGAGTTGTTGATTAGTCTTTATGCTCTGGATAAACTTGAGATCCACCACGATCTTGATGGTAAAACAGAGTTTTATATTCCACATTTAGCTGTCTGTGACATGCAGAGCTATTGTGATCAGTTTCCTGATGACCCACAATGCAAGTGCTATGATGTCTGATCTCACCCAATTTCAGATTGAATCTCTTAACGAACACGAATACTCTCTTTTCCTAGCTTATGGCGACACCTTCCGAGATCAACAAGCAATTCCTGCTCGAAAAGGAAGCGATCTCGTGTGGGAAAGAGAAGCTACACGCCTCATTGAAGAAGTTGGAGGAGAAAAGCTACGCATCGGCTAGTGTCTATGGCACAGCTAGCATTAGCTCAGCTCTTCCTGCTGTAATCAAGAGCATTGAAGATCAGTTCCACAAACTTCGTAAGGGCCAGGCTGGGCAGCATTACAAACCTGTTGCTGAGCATCTTGATAACCTTGAGCCGTTAGCTATTGCTACCATTGCTCTCAAGGTTACGTTTGATAATGTGTTTAGTATGAAGCGTAATGCTGACTTACTAACCAATGTCCTTACGTCCATAGGCTCAGCACTTGAGGCTGAGTGTAAGTTTAGGTGGTACCGACAAACAGCTCCTGAGTTGTTTAAGTACATACAAGACAAATACTTTCATGAGTCTTGTGGTACTCATCAAAAGATGGCTATTGCCAACCTGATCTTCAACCGACATGACATCCAATGGGATGCTTGGTCAATCAAGACAAGAGCTGCCCTTGGTGGTTGGTGTCTTGAGCGAGTCATGGAGCAGACTGGATGGTTCATGAAGTACACTGAACAGCAATCAGGTAAGTTAAGAGCTTGTCGCCTTGTCCCTACGCCTAAGTTCATAGAGATCAGGGAGCAGCTCATCACCAATGCTGAGATGTTCAGTGGTATCCCGTGGCCTATGCTTGTTGAGCCAAATGATTGGAGCAATGAACGCATGGGTGGCTACCTTACCAACGAGCTGATGCGTGGTCATCAACTGACTCGACGCGGTAAGGGGGCATTAGAACACGGGGACACACCGATCCAATTTCTGAACAAGCTTCAGAAGGTGAAGTACCGTGTCAATACTCATGTGTTGAGTGTGGCGAGACACTTTAAAGAACGTGGCGTGAAGGTTGGGAAGTTCATCCCAATCAGTGAGGCATTCAAACCTCCTCGTCCACCAGCAGCAGATGAGGATCCTTCAACCCATCAATCGTGGAAACGTGAGATGGCTGAGGCATACAATGCTGATCGTCTTAACTTCAAGAGATCAGTAAGAACAAGAACTCAGTTGGAAGCAGCTGAGAAGTTCAAGGATGAGGAGTACTATCTTTGTTGGTCATTTGACTACAGAGGTAGAGCGTATCCGATTCCTGCTTATCTCACACCACAAGATACTGACTTTGGTAAAAGCCTAATAAGGTTTGCTGATGAGTCATTTGTCAACGATGATGCTGAGCTGTGGCTAGCATTCCAAGTAGCGACAACCTATGGGTTGGACAAAGCTACGATGGATGAGCGCATTGCTTGGGTCAATGACAACCATGACTTGATCACAAAGATCGCTACTGATCCCATTGATAGTCTCCCTAATTGGGAGAGTGTCGAAGAACCATGGCAATTCATGGCAGCATGTCATGAGTACTACCACTGTTGTATTGAGTGTGATAAGCAATTCACTGGTCTAATGGTTGCTGTTGATGCAACCTGTTCTGGTCTACAGATCCTTGCTGGTCTTGCTAAGGATGCATCTACTGCATCGTTGGTCAATGTGTGTCCTGGTGATAAACCAAGTGATGCATACAAGGCAGTTGCTGAGGAAGCCAAGAAGTATCTCCCTCCTGAGATGCATGAATGGATGACCAGAAAGACAACCAAACGCACCGTGATGACAATCCCATACAACGCTACTAAATCAAGCTCTCGTGTCTACATACGTGAAGCTTTGAAGGAGCAGGGATTTGAGCCAACACCTGACCAAGTAACTCAGGTTGTTGATGCTGTCTACAAAAGCATGGATGCTATTGTTCCTGGTCCTATGCGTGTCATGCGTTGGATCAAGACACATGTGGGTCAATACATTAGAAGTGGTGCTTCTGAAGTTGAGTGGTCTACACCCTCTGGGTTTGTGGTCAATCAACAAAGGAACAAGCGAGAGACTGAACGTCTTAAGCTTCAGCTGTTAGGTGAAACTCAAGTAACCTTGTCAGTTGGAGAGGGAGACCCTTGTCCTACTCGTCACAAGTCCAGCACTGCTCCTAATCTGATCCACTCACTTGATGCGTCCATTCTTCATGAAACCTTTCAGAAGTTCAATGGACCATTTACAGTCATCCATGACTCGGTGCTTTGCCGAGCAACTGACATGGGAACACTCAATCAACTCGTGCGAGAAACCTACACGGACATCTTCACGAGAGATTGCTGGCTCACCAAGTTTGGTCAAGCTGTTAACGCAGCAGAGCCACCGCCCATTGTCGGAACATTAGACCCTGAGGTTGTCGAAGAGTCAACCTACTTTTTCTGCTAATCCACAATTATCAAATGACTACCCACGTCACTAAAGAGCCTGTCGTACTGGATGGTTACCAAGCTATCCTGAAGCCATCTGAGTATGGCTACACCCTCACTGCTTTGCTTCCTAAGGACATCATCAGTGTTCTTGAGGATGAGCGAGAGGGTGGTCTTGAATGGGCTCGTAACAAAGCCAAGAACCCTAAGCGTACTACCATCAACCCAGAGCCCTGGGAAGAGGTCAGTGGTGACATGTACCAGTGTAAGTTCCGTTGGAAAGCGGAAGACAAGCTGATCCCTGTCATCGTTGACACAGAAGGCACCAAGATCACAGATCCCAACCTGCCCTTGTACAGTGGTAGCAAGGTGAAGCTGGCTTTCGTTCAGAAGCCCTACACCCTGCCTGCTGGTAACATTGGTACCTCTCTCAAGCTCAAAGCCATTCAGGTTGTCAGCTTGAACACGGGTGCTGGTGTCCAAGACAGCGGCGACCTTGACGCTGAGAGTGCTACTGAGTTGTTTGGTACGACCAAAGGCTTCAAAACCTCTGAGCCCAACCCTGAGGCTGCTCCTGCCTCTGTTAACATTGACGAAGACTTCTGATTCCCATGTCCCTACTCGACACCAACACCACCTACAACGAAGAGCTTGGTCTCTTTGAGATGACCGCTACTCTCACCTTGCCTCCGATCACTGTCACCCGTTCTAAAAAGGACAAGAGTGACTTCCGCTACGACATCCAACGTGCATTCACTGATGTCGTTGAGCAAGTGATTGAAGGGGAAATCTGATGCGTAGTCGCCTGGAAGAGCAGGTGGCTGAGTTATTGGATAGTCTGAACATTGAATACGGCTATGAGCCTGACAAGTTCAACTATGTTATTGAGGCTAAATACACCCCCGACTTCAAAGTTGGGGACATTTACCTTGAGACAAAGGGTTTCTTCAAACCAGCTGATCGTCGTAAGATGTTAGCTGTTAAGAAATCTAACCCTGACCTTGATGTTCGCCTGGTCTTCCAAGCGCCTTACAATAAGATCAGTAAGAACTCTAAAACCACCTACGCCATGTGGGCTGAGAAGAACGGCTTCATGTGGTGTCCTTACTACGACATCCCTCGTGATTGGTTAAATGAAACCAAAAAAACCCCTTAACGGCAAGATTTTCCTCAGCAAGAAGAAGAAGAGCCGTCGCCCGCCCAAAGGTGCTAAGCCTTATCGTGGGCAAGGTCGTCGATGAAAGACAACGACAGTGAGTTTCAACGTCATGAGCCTTGCACCAGTTGTGGTAGTAGTGATGCTCTTGCCCGTTACACTGACGGTCATGCTTTCTGTTTTTCCTGCGGTGCCTACGAGCACGCAGAAGACGACGACAACCACTATCATCAAACCACCTACCGCCGTGCCATGATTAAAGGCGATCCTGTACGCTTATCCAAGCGTGGTTTGTCAGAAGAGATCTGCCGCAAGTTTCGTATCCACAAAGATGGAGACGAGCTGCGGTTTCATTATTTTGACTCTTCTGGTCAGATTTGCGGAGCCAAGGTCAAAACCAAGGACAAAGCCTTTCGATGGGAAGGTAAGAACACTGATCACCAGTTGTTCGGTCAACACCTGTTTCCAGACAAAGGCACCCGTCTGACCATTTATGAAGGAGAGCTAGACGCAGCATCAGGCTATGCTGCAATGCCTACTTGGCCTCATGTGTCCCTACCTGATGGGGCTCAGAGTGCTAAGCGCGCATTGCAACGAGTTATGCCGTTGCTGCAGAGTTATGAAGAGATTGTTCTTTTCTTTGACAACGACGAGCCAGGCAGGAAAGCTGCTGAAGAGTGTGCTCAACTCTTGCCACCAGGCAAGGTTAAGATTGCAAGGATGGAGAAGTACAAAGATGCTTCAGATGCCTTGCAAGCTAGTGACTCGGAAGCCATACGCCGTGCTGTTTGGGATGCAAAAACGTACCGACCT